CTTTTGGCGGAGATGCAGATTTAATCTGGACCGCTGGAACTGGATTAACAATTAACTCTCAGAAAGAATTACGATTGGCGGATACAGATGATGATAAATATATAGGATTTAAATCGCATACTGCAGTCGGCACGTCTTATACTTTGACATGGCCACAAAATGCACCTGCGGTTAATGATTATATATTAACAGGTCAAACGGATGGAACTCTTGCATGGGTAGCAAACTCAGGCGGAACATCATGGCAAGCAGTAGAAGCAGGAACAACTATGACTGCTGTAGCAGGAGAAGGGTATTTTATTAATACTACTTCGAATGTTTGTACAGCCACACTTCCAGCAGGTACAATAGGAGATGAATGTTCTTTTATTGATTATGCTGGAACATTTGATACTTATAATCTAACTGTCACCCCCGATGGATCAGAAAAAATTAATGGTGCAGCTGCTAGTTTAACGTGTGCCGTTGAACGTGCCGCTTTCACATTAGTCTTTACAGATTCTACACAAGGGTGGCTATTGAAGGATAAATAATCCTCATGGCAACTTATAAAGGCATTCAAGGCTTTTCAGTTCAAAAATTATCGGAGGATCCTACGGCGTCATCTGACACCGAAGGACAACTTTGGTATAATTCTGGTACAGGAAAATTTAACATAGCTGTTAGTGGAGCTGGAACATGGGCTTCTGGTGGAGCTTTAAATAATGCAAGAAAAGCACTGGGTGGTATTGGTATTGCAACTGCAGCTGTTGCAATGGGAGGAGTTAACCCGTTAACAACACTTGTAGGATATGTTGAAGAATACAATGGTACTGCTTGGACTGAAGTAAATAATCTACCGGCAGCTACACAATTTTTTGCATCAGGTGGAATTTTAACTGCTGGCTGGATGGCTGGTGGATCTACTTCAGCAACAGGAGATCCTCCTTTTCCCCTAACAACAAACGAATATGATGGCACAAGTTGGGCAGCAAGTGGAAACATGACCGTAACTCATGGTTATGGACTCTCTGCCGGTGGCCCTCAAACAGCCGCATGGGCTGGAACTGGAGCTGTTCCGCCCCCTGCTCCTGGTGGAATTACAGCATGTGAAGAATATAATGGAAGTTCTTGGACTGCAGGAGGTGCTGTTAATACTGCAAGGTATGGAGCTATTGGAGCTGGAACAGTAACCGCGGGAATAATTGCTGGAGGATGGCCCGATTCGCCTGCTACCAGGAGTGAAAGTACTGAAACTTATAATGGATCAAGTTGGACTGAAACTAATGATTTAAACACAGGTAGATTTCATTCAGCTCTAGGAGGAGGAACAGCATCTACTACAAGCGCATTAGTTGCTGGAGGTTATCAAGTGCCTAGTAGTCCGTCTCACTGGGTGGCTTTGACTGAATCTTGGGATGGAACATCTTGGAGTGAAGCAGGAGATCTAGCATCAGCGCGAGACACTATGGGAGCTGGAACCTCAGGCAATACATCGATGCTAGCTTTTGGAGGTAGCAATCCTGGCCCAAGTATGAAAGATGCTACAGAAGAATTTACGGCCCCGGTTTTTTCTGTAAAAACCGTGACAGTAAGTTAATAATAAGATATAAAAAATTAAGAGGAGGAAACTATGGCAAACACATATTGTACAGCGACTAATTTCGGAAAGGGATTCTTTACGCACGAAGATCGTAATGATTTCTATCTGTCTGGTCATGCTGGCGATGTTTGGGTTGTGGGTAATAACGCTGCAGGCATATCCTGGATCAACAGAGTGAGTGGGACTGCTAAAGTAAAAGCAGATGCACAAGCAATTGTTGACGGGAAAGTTGAAGAAGGACAGGCATTTTATGATGCACAATCTGCAGACTTTAAAGCTTTTTACCCAAATAGACCTGAAAAATATACATTACCGTAGGAACTAACTATGGCGACTTACAAAGGAATTAAAGGAGTTAAAGTTGTAACTAAAGCTTCTGATCCAACCGCTTCAGAAGCTGTTGGAACGGTGTGGTATAATAGTACTTCACCCTCTGCACTTAAATATGCTGTTTCAAGCCCCGGAGGTTGGGCTTCAGCTGCAAATATTAATTCAGGAAGAAATGCTATGGGCGGTTCTAAAGGAGGAAGTCAAACGGCTACACTGATTTTTGGCGGTGAAAGTGCAACAGCTCAAACAGCTTTAACAGAAGAATTTAATGGAACATGTTGGTCGGAAGAGGCAGATCTAAATACAGCAAGAAGAGCTGGTGGTGGTTTTGGAACTTCTACTGCTGCTCTTTTTTCTGGAGGTGTGACTAATACAACCCACACGATTTCTACGGATGCCGTAGAAACGTGGAATGGTTCTGCATGGACTGAGACTACTAGTATGGGAACACCTAGATATTCAGGATTTAATGCTGGAATAGCTACTGCAGGTATTATAGCTTCAGGTATTTCAAGACCCGGTGCTCCTCCTGGATCACCTATTGGTTATAGATTACAAACTGAAACCTGGAATGGTAGTGCATGGTCAGAAACAGGAGATATAAATGTGGGAAGATATGATGGTGGTGGAACAGGAACAACTACATCGATGCTAGCTTGTGGAGGAGCTGGATTTCCATCTGCTCCCTTGAACCACGCTTCCGTTGAATCATTCAATGGATCTACTTGGACAGAAGTAAATAATTTAACTACTGCTCGAGGAAAAGCTACTGGGGCTGGAGATACTACAGATGCTCTAATGGCCGGTGGAACAAGCCCTCCTACGTGGGCGGGACTAGCAGTAACAGAATCTTATGATGGGTCTTCTTGGAGTGAAGTTGCAGATTTAGCGACGGCAAGAGCTGCCAACGATTCAGGAGCAGGGACAACAAGCGCTATGATTATAGCAGGAGGAACACCAGCTCCAACTTTTCAAGCAACAGAAGAATGGGAGAGTCCTTTTTATGCAATTAAAACGGTGACAATAAGCTAATGGCAGAATATATAGAAATAAAAGGTATTCAAATAGAATCACTTGCGAGTGATCCTCCTGCTCCTCAAGCAGGACAGCTTTGGTATAATACTACAAGCACAACTATAAAAGGATACGGAGCACAAGGAACTGGAGCCTGGGCAAGTGCTGGAGCTTTAAATCAAGCTCACCAAAGTAATGCTTTTTCAATAGGAATTCAAACAGCGGGACTATGTGCAGGCGGACAAGATACCCCTTCTCCATCGCCAGCGGCATGCGAAACTTATGATGGAACATCTTGGACTGAAGGAAATAATATAAATACAGCACGAACCGCGGGAGTGGCAGCAGGAACCATTAGCGCGGGTGTAATTGCAGGCGGATATGTAGCAGAATCAAGTTGGACGACAGGCTATGTGAACTGTGAAGAATATAACGGAACCTCTTGGTCAAACGTTAATAATCTTACTACTGCCATGGCGACAACGAGTTACGGAACAGTGGGAACTCAAACTAGTGCAATGCAAGCAGGTAGAAAAGCCCCACCGTCAGCGCCACAAGGGACGTGTTCAACTTACGACGGAACGTCGTGGACTGCCATTAACGAATTCAATACCGCAGGAGGTAATAACGGTGGAGCCGGAACGGCAACCGCTGCAATAGCAATGGGAAGAGATTATTCTCCTGGTCCTAAAGGTATTGTTGAACTTTATGATGGAACGTGTTGGACTGAAGTAGCGAATCTGAATACAGCCAGAGAAGGTAATTCAGGAGCTGGAACTTCATCGCTCTGCATGCTTATATGTGGAAATGGTGGTACGCAGGCAGTGGAACACTGGAATGGAACCTCATTTGCTACGATAGCGTCTACAGCTAATCAATATGATTATAATGGTGCTTTAGGGGGAACTATATCAGCAGCAGTCATGGGAGGCAACTACCCACCTACAACCCCTTCTCCCACAGCATGTGAAGAATGGACAGTTCCGGATGCTACAAAAACCTTTACGGCTACGTAAAAATATGATATAGAGGAGAAAGAATGAATAAAGAAAAAAGAAGTATTCAACCACGCGCTAGTAGTGAAGTGAAACACCTTATGGTTTTACTTGATAAGTCTGAAGCGTCTGAATTTAAAAAGATGGTTCCTGAACTACAAGATACCTGGGTCAAGAAACAAATGTTTAGAACCGAAACCGAAATGCGTTTCTCGGTTTTATCCGATAATAAATATGGAAACAACGCCGCAAAGTATTGGCAATCGGTTCGAGAACAAAATACCCATTTTGAAAACCTGATGAGTCTTTCTTTTGATTACAGAAAGAATGATGTTGAGATTGAAAAATTAGAACACAAAATTATAGACCCTAATGAAGATAAATTTGAAAAGAAACTAGCCAAGATTGAACTGGAAGAAAAGCTTTATGGCCGAGCGAACATGGAGCTCGTAGCTAAAGCTCGAATGAGAGAAATTTCAACCTGGTCTAAACTTAAGAAAGAATTTCACGATGGTACATTTGATGATAAGGATGTTAATACTCATCAAGCCGAATCGTACATGCATCAACTCGAACAAAAGAAACTAACGTTGACTCCGGGATCTTCACAACCCGAAGTCTTTAATGTCTTAGGGCAATTAGAAACTTTAAAACGAGTTAGAAAATCAGGAGAACTGAAGTATGATGGTGCCACTCGAAAAAGTATTTCTAAGAAACAAAAAGCTTGAAGCCCAACCCTGGAATCAAAGGTCAAGTCCGTTTTATAAGAAAGTAAGAGATTCTATTAAAGATAAAGGAATCATTAATCCTTTACTCTGTATCCAAGAAGGGGATCGTTATAAATGTTGTATTGGCAACAATCGTTGGTTAGCCGCTCATGAATTAGGAATTAAAAAAGTTCCTGTTAAAATTATTATGAGTGAAGTGCCTAAAGATCTCATGGCAGCTACAGACGATTATATTCCTACAGAAGTGGAAGGTTATCCCCCTCGGGCAAGAGAGTATGAAAGAAGAAAAAATGAACTTTGATATTATATTCCTCGGACAATCGGTTTTAAAATATCAAGTCCCTCTTGAAGTCTTTGTCGGACTCAACGAGCTTTACGAAACTCAAAAGAAACATTTACCCAATGCGAACAAGCAATTGGCAGGCAAGATCCCTGATGAAGCTTCCTTATTCTATGCAGGTCCAACGAACAAGAAAATGCACACTCATAGTTATGTATCCGAAGATGTTTTAAAATGGTTCTATTCTATTTTTGAGCATTATTTAAAATGGAATAAAATCAAAGAATATCATATGGATATTAATTCAATCTGGGTCAATGAAATGAAAGCGGGAGACTATAATCCTGTCCATATTCATCAGGGCAGAGTCTTTACCGGACTATCTTCGGTGATGATTCTTGAACTTTCCAAAGACATGGGGCCTGAGCTCACACGTCCAGAACAACCAATGAATGGACAACTTCAAATTTTAGGAAATGTTGCAGGACAATTTGCAATTACCGATTTTTCTCCTAAAATGAAGATCGGCGACTTTTATGTCTTCCCTTATGACGTGCGTCATGTCGTCTATCCTTTCACCAATAAAAAAGCAAAACGAAGAACGCTGGTTTGTAATGTCGATGTTGAATATAATCCAGTTGCTTCAAGGACGGCTCAATGATGTTTGAACCTAAATGGAAATCACTACTCGCTAATACGGTTGGTCCTTTATTCACACCTCAACAATGTCAAGACATTATTAATATGGGTCATCAGCAAAAAGCGGAACGAGCTGAAGTAGGAGTCAATGAAAGAGCAGGGGGACACTATGATACTAAAAAAAGAATCACCACCATCAGCTGGATTCCTTTTAAAGCGCTGCCGGATATGTACAGAATGATTGAAAAAGCAATGTTACAGGTGAATGCTAATCATTTTGGTTATGAAGGTATGCAGATTACCGAGCCTGGACAATTTACTGAATATCCTAAAGGAGGGTTTTATGATTGGCATATGGATGCTGAAGTGAACTGTCAGTTTGCACCTCCGATTAGAAAAATATCTATGACGATTTTGCTTTCTTCTCCCTCCGAATTTGAAGGAGGAGACCTGGAATTTATGACCGAAGGTAATAAACCCCCTCAATTGTTGCAAGGGCAAGCCATTTTCTTTTGTAGTCTTCTTCGTCACCGTGTCGCTAAAGTTAAAAAAGGTGTAAGACGTTCTCTGGTGATGTGGTTTGGTGGACCGCCACTCAAATGAATTTTAGATTTCATCAAACTACTGTCTCGGATACATTAGTCACTCTTCTTTTTAAACTTTTTAAAAAACAAAAGACTTTTGATCAAAAGACCATAACAAAAAATTGTTATGTGACATTAAATCTTATTCCTGAAATTCCTTTAAAAAACCGGTCTGAGTTAAGCGGAGGTCTTTTTAATGTTAAAGATGTTCATTGGCTACATGTGGTAAAATTTACTCGCGCCGGTGCATTAGATTATCATGATCATAAGATATTTGAACGATACTCGTATGTTCTTCATATGGATAATATTGGAGGAACTTTGTTCCGAGACAATGATAATGAGCTTTTCTTTAAATCAAAAAGAGGAAAACTTATTATTTTTGATAGCACGATTTCCCATAAAGCCGTCAATGATAATAAAATTAGATATTCCGCTGCGGGAGGGTTTTTTAAAAAATGATTCCTTTTACCTGCGTAGATAATTTTTTTAAAGATCCTGATGCCGTTAGAAAATATGCACTAGCCCAACCTTTTTTTAAACAAAAAGATTATCCCGGCTCCCTTCCGACAGAAGGAAAAGCATGGCCAGGAACTCGAACCAAAGAATTACGTGATATCAATAAACCTCTGTTCGATCAACTGTGTAACAAAATTTTTGCACTTTTTTATGATTTTAAAACTACTTCTGTTTCTTGGAATGTCTCTGCAGTTTTTCATTTAACAAATGCTTCACATCAAAACTTCGAGAATCTTATTCATCAAGATCAAAGTGGAACCTCAGGTTTAGTTTATTTAACTCCTACTATTAATAGAGCGGCAGGGACTACTCTTTATGATAAAAATAAAAAGGAAACTCTTATTATTAAAAATTTATATAATCGTATGATTTTATACGACGGAACTTTTTTTCATGGACCTAGCCGATGTGTTAATGAAAGATTATGCTTAGTCTTTTACGTTGATCGTCTTCGTTCTTTAACTCTTCCTCCATTAGAAAGGTTAAAGGCTTATTAAATGAACCGAGAAATTTTATTCCCGACTCCTGTCTATTTTAAAATGGTTAAGGATCCTAAAAAACTTAATAAGACTTTATTTCCCCTCATTAAAGCTTGGAGTAAAAAAGATAAAAGTGAAACAAAAACCAATGCGGGTGGGGGTTGGCATAGTCCCACCAATATGAATTTTAAAGACGAATATAAACCTTTGACCGAGGAACTCTTCACCATGCAAGACGAGGTTTTTAAAGACTACGGCATGGAACCTAAGCCAGGACTAGGGAATATGTGGGCCAATATTAATTATCCAGGATCTTATAACAAACAACACATGCATCCTAACTCTCAATGGTCGGGAGTTTATTATGTTAAAGTTCCTGAAAACTCTGGAAGATTATTTGTAGAAGATCCAAGACCAGGACCTAATATTATATTGCCTCGACGAGTAGAAGGAATGCCCAGAGCCCTCTGGCGTGTGGTAATCTATCCAGCGATCGAAGGACAGATGATTATGTTTCCCGCATGGTTACCCCATGGGGTTGAAATAAATGAGTCTAAAGAAAAAGGAGAAAAGGGATGGCGTGTTTCGGTTTCTTTTAATTTTATTCAAGTGAACAAAGAAGGAAAAGTAGGATGAGTTTTAAAACTAAAAAATATCAAGTGATACGAGGAGCTCTTTCCAAAGAGCTCGCAAACTTTATTTTTAATTATATGATGCTGCAAAGGGACGCTGTGGATTTTATGATGAAAAATAATAAACTTAATCCTTATAATCCTTTTATAGGGAGACGAGATGATGAACAGATTCCCGGAGCCTATTCTAAATATGGAGACTGGGTCATGGAAACTTTGCTTCAGTATATGCGTCCTATTATGAAAGCAAAAACAGGAATGGAATTAATTCCAACGTATTCGTATACACGACTCTATGAAAAAGGAAATACTTTACATCGTCATAAAGATCGGCCGAGCTGTGAAGTTTCTACAACGTTGCATTTAGGGGGAGAGGAATGGCCTATTTTTCTAGACCCGACAGGGGGTAACTTTGTCATTAATGAACGTAAAAATATTATTAAACCGGGAGCTCCGAAAGGAGTACAAGTTGATTTAAAAATAGGAGATATGCTTATTTATTCTGGTTGTGAACTCGAACATTGGCGAGAACCTTTCCAAGGAACCGTTTGCTCACAGGTCTTTCTACATTATAATCATGCCAACGGTCCGTTTGCTAAAACGAATTTATTAGATGGGCGTCCGCTCTTAGGGATTCCTCAGAAGTAATGGCTTTAGTTCGTGTAACTCTAGGCGGTAAACGTCTGGGGTATGTCAGGAATAATAAAGCAGGATCCACTACCATCATTAATTATCTAGGCCAGCTTCTCTGGAACGAGAAACCGACCACATATAGTGGCACCAACGTTCAAGATTTTTGTGGCAAGGATTCCTACATCGGACGCGAGAAAGGATTTGAATCCTATCATCAAGAACTAAAAGCATGCGAGATTAGAATTGCCGTGTACCGTGATCCGATCGACAAGATCATTGCGGGATTTTATTATTGTCAGAAACATATTCCTTCATTACAGAATTTAGATCATTTTCTATGGGCCTATGATCATCACTTAAAAAATAATTACATTCGAATTCATTGTCGAACGAACACCGATATGTTGGGCCCTGATCCAAGCATCTATACTCATGTTTGGAATATGAATGAGATTGATACCGAGCTCCTTCCCTTCCTGGAACAACTGGGTGGAAAAAAGATACAAAAAACAAGGCTCAGGGAACACGGAACACGGACCATTACCGAAGCGCAGGAAGCAAAAGCTAAAGAAGTCATGGCTATTGACTATAAAAACGGCTGGTGTAAGGAGTTGATCTCCTCAAAAATATAGTATATTCATATCCTAAACGGATTTCTATGTTACAAAAGATAGGCTTTCTACCAGGATTTAATAAACAAGTCACACCAACCACGGCCGAAGGGCAATGGATTGCTGGAGACAATGTACGTTTTAGATATTCCACTCCTGAAAAAATCGGGGGTTGGTCTGAACTAGGAGAAAGTTATTTAACCGGAGCTGCCCGAAAACTTCACCATTTTGTAGATAACACGGGTATTAAATATGCAGCCATCGGAACGAATCGAATTCTTTATGTTTATTCAGGAGGAATTTTTTACGACATTCATCCTATTAAAACAACTTCTACTTTAACCAATGCATTTTCAACAGTGGGCACTAGCCCAGGTCCTGCTACAGCAGCGGTTACGATTACCTTTGCAACTTCTCATGGAATGAGTGCAGGAGATATTGTTTACCTTGATGGTTTTAGCACCATCACTGGTTCTAATTATGTCGCGGCGGATTTTGATGATAAAAAATTTATGGTCACAACGGCCCCTACTGCAAAAACAATTACCATTACGATGCCTACTGCTGAAACAGGTGCAGGAGCAACCACGTCTGGAGGTATTCGCGTTCAATATTATTATCCCGTTGGGCCTGCTCAACAACTAGGAGCTTATGGTTGGGGAATTGGTCAGTGGAGTGGTACGGTTTCAGGAGAAGTGACAACGACTTTGAATGGAGCTTTACTCGATGATGCTTATGGCACTGGAGGATCAGGAACCTCGATTACAGTAGCCGATGCTTCTACTTTTCCTTCTTCAGGAACGTCTTATATTCAAGTGGGCACAGAAGAAATTTCTTATACCGGAATTACCGGAAATGATTTAACGGGTATTACTAGAGCGGTTCGAAACACGACTCGAGATTCTCATTCTGATGGAGCAACCGTAACCAATACCACAGACTATGTTGGATGGGGTGAAGCCGCTTCAGGAGATAAAGTTTTTGATCCTGGAATGTGGTCTTTAGATAACTATGGAACTAAACTTATAGCTTTAATCTTTAATGGTCCGTGCTTCGAATGGGATGCCGCTTCCGTTACAGCAACATCAACTAGAGCTACCATTATAGCCAATGCACCAACCGCTTCAAGAGATGTATTAGTTTCTACTCCAGATCGACACTTAGTGTTCTTCGGAACAGAAACCACGATTGGAGATAGCACTACTCAAGATGATATGTTTATACGATTTTCTTCTCAAGAAGATATTACCGACTACACCCCTACAGCCATCAACACAGCAGGGACACAAAGATTTGCCGACGGCTCTAAAATCATGGGAAGTTTAAGAGGTCGTGATGCGATTTACGTCTGGACCGATACCGCTCTTTTCACCATGCGTTTTGTAGGTGCCCCTTTTACTTTTGCTTTTGAACAAGCGGGAACCAACTGCGGATTGATTGGTAAAAATGCCTGCGTAGAAGTAGATGGCGCGGGCTATTGGATGTCGGACAATGGTTTCTTTAGATACACTGGTAAACTAGAATCGATGGACTGTTTAGTCGAAGATTATGTTTATGATGATATTAATACCACGTCCAACCAACTTATTAATTGTGGTTTAAATAATCTTTTTGGAGAAGTGATTTGGTTCTACTGTACTGAAGGCTCGAATGTTATTAATCGAATGGTCGCGTATAATTATATTGATTCCTCTTCTCAACGAGGAATATGGACCACAGGAAGTTTGAATAGAACAGCCTGGGAAGATTCAGCGGTCTTTGGTAAACCTCATGCAACGCATTATGATGCTGATACTGACACGTCTTTTGATGTGGTGGGTAATACCGATGGAGTAACAACTTATTATCAACAAGAGACGGGAAACAATCAGGTTAAACGTGGAGTGAGTACCGCGATTACATCTAACATTGAATCTGGAGATTTTGATATTACTCAAGATCAAAAACAAGGGGTGACGTTTAGAGGCGACGGCGAATACTTTATGTCGATTAGAAGATTCATTCCTGACTTCTTGACGCAGACCGGAACAACCCGTATAACATTATACTTAAGAGATTATCCAAATTCTTCTCAGGTAAGTTCCACCTTAGGACCTTTTGATATTACCTCGAGCACCACGAAACAAGATACCAGAGCTCGTGCAAGATCGGTAGCCTTGAAAGTAGAGAACACCGCTATCAACCAAGACTGGAAATTAGGAACTTTTAGATTAGACTTACAAGCAGGAGGTAGAAGATAATGGGATTAATTACAAAAGGTATGGGGGTTGTCCTCAAGCACGTTAAAAAAGCTGGTAAAAGAGTTAAAGCAGATCTTCCATTTGCTGGAATTGTTGGCGCTACTGAAGTTGGAAGACATGGATATAATATAGCAACGGGTAAAAAAGATATTCACGAAGGAACTATAACAGGAATAACTAAACAGATTAAAAAAGCGATTAAAAAGAGTAAGAAAAAATAATGGGATTAATTACAAAAGGAATGGGCGTCGTCCTTAAGCACGTTAAAAAAGCAAAGCCTAAAAAAGCTAAGCTTAAAACTGTATTTAAAGTAAAACCAGATTTACACATCAAGCAATTTAAAAAATCTAAGAAACATGGTTTGGGAGAAAAAATTGGTGTATGGACTAATAGAGAAGCTGGAAAAACGATGACAGAAATGGGTTCAGGTGTAAGTGTAAAATTTAAAAAATCTGGGATGCCTTATGTTCCCAAAGGAACTAAACCTAGCATAATAACCAAAGCAAAAGGGTGGGCTAAAGTCGCGGCTCCAGGTGTAGTATATTCCACAATTAAAGGTAAAAAATAATGCCTTTTCAATCAGAAAAACAAAGACGATATTTATGGGCCAACGAGCCAGAGATTGCTCGTGACTGGACCGATACCTATGGAAGTAAAATTCAAAAAGCTAATGGAGGTCGAATAGGTTTTGCTAAAGGATCAGATCCACGCGCACTTAAACAAAGATTTATAGAAGTAATTAGATTGATGCACGAAGCAGAAGGCCAGGAATTAGCTGCCTTAGCTTTAGAAGCTCGAACACTTAAAGAACAACTTAAAGTACTTGAACAAATTGAACCTTCTGTTGGTCAAGGAATTCAAAGTCTACAAAGAAGGATGAAACCTCAGGGAACGGCTTTACTCCCAAAAGAATTCACAGGCCGACCTCGAACACAGGAGGATCAAGGCTATCAAATTTTTCCAAAAGGGTATGGAGAAGAACAAATTTTTCCTGGCATAAGGACAGAGTCTATACTTGAACTGGAGAAAAGAAAACCAAAACCTATCTCCCAGGCAGCGAAAGGAAGAATAGATAAAAAAGACGTCGAACGTCTTAAAGAGAGGCTTAAACGTCACAGACCATCACGAGCTAATGGAGGATTACTTTCTATTAGACAACCTTATGGGTCTGGAGGGGAAATTCTTAAGCACCTCCTTCTAAATTGGGGCCGCGGGAAAGTTAAAGAGAAGGGACAAGAACTTGGTTACTTCCCTGAACCCTCACAAAAAAAAGGAATGGGCTCTTTTCTCGGAAGAATACTCGCTACTATGTTTTTAGGACCTATGGGAGGATTCGCTTGGGATCTTGGTTCTGGGTATATGAATAAAAGAGGATCTTCTTTTGCTCCTAATGCTAATATGCCTAATTTTAATAACTTGGGATCAAGATCAGGGTATGGCTCTCAACGTGGTTATGAAAAAGCACGGCAAGATCGAATTAATATGAACAGACAATCTAATATTATCAAGACTCTTCAAAGTGGAAAGTATGC